AGGAACTTTGCACGTCGCGCGGTGATCGTCCCTCCGGTGACTTTGTGCGAGAATCCAATGGCACCTTTGCTGCGCAGTGTCACGCCTGATCCACTCGCTCCCATGATCGACCAACTTCCTGAGACTTTACGCCACCACTGCGTTTTTTTCCTACCTGGACCATGAGTCGGAAGCGATGGATTTTCCCATAGCCGCGATCCGTTCATGTTGTAGTATTTTTCGACGACTTCCAGAGCATCCTGAGCGCCGGTGAGAACCGCAACCTTGCGCACCGATGCCGATTGTAGGCGGATCATCGATGCCTTCACTGGATCGAGTCCTGTCGCTGTGATGGTGATCTTCATAATTCTCGCTCCAATGATTTGACGATTGCCGCTCCGATCTCATTTTCGAGTGACGTTTCAAGCGCTCGCTTGTCGAGCAGAAAAAACAACTGAGGAATGCGGTCGATGACTTGCTGCACCTCGATCTGAAATGCGCCTGCGGTCATGTGATGGCTCTTGTCGATCAGGTCGGCGAAGATCTGATCCACCGGCGAGAGCCATTGCCCCGCGACCTCACGCATCTGTTCATCAGTCATTCTCGATCTGCTTGAGCTTTGCGTTTGCCCACTCTCTGCCAGCGTCGCCGCCCCAGCCGTGCCATGCCTGCCAGCCTTTGCCCTTGTCGCCCCATGTCTCGCCCTTCTTGTCGATCTCATGGCGAGCGAAAAATGATACCATGCGCTTCACTGTCTCTGCTGATAGCTCGGAACGGTTGGAGATGTCCCTTGCGCGTGCGATGCCCACTGAGGTCATACCGCGCTCCGATGCTGGCTTCTGTCGGCGAATCTCAAGCGCGTCCTGCGCTGCCTTCGCCATGTCCTCGGTCGGTCTGAAATCGATGTCAGCACGAGCCGCCTCGGTGATCTCTGGCAGCAATGGAAGCGGATCTTCGACCTCGCCGAATAGTGCCTCGCCCTCTTGAGGTTCTTCGACTCCGAGTTCGTTGTAGATCCATTTGTTCGAGACTGGCAGCCCGATGTCCTTGGTCACGATCTTGATACGCTCGGCGATTGCTTTTTCATCCTTCGGTTTTGGAATGACGATCTCAGCGTAGGGCATGTCCTCGCTGGCAATGCCTGCGCCGTAATTCATACGAACGATTGATGGAATCAACTGTGTCGTGACTACCTGCCCGATCCATGTCGCGACCGCTTGCAGAATATCGCCGCGCACCGTAGCATGGACGTCGCCAAGCGCTCGGCTTCCGCTGTCACCCACGTCTGTGGTTAATGTCTGCCCAAGCATCAGAATGTCACAAGCTTTGTCTGACTCATTCATGAGCGCCACCTGTGGCAACGATTCGCCGCCCTTGATGCCGTCCATGATCGAGAACTTCACACCCGGTCCTGTGACCGCATAGCCGCTGGTGCCGATGTTTTCGAGCATCTCCTGCGCTTTCATCATGGCTTCATCGCTGCCGTCGGTTTCCGCATGTCGCCACGGGATCGAATACAACTGCGCGTATTGCATGAACCAGCCCAGACCATAAATCGCACCGAGCCAGAACTTTGTGAGAGCGCGGAGGTTTGCCGAGTGGATTGGATGACAGCCCCCTTGCTGCCAGATAGCAATCAGGAACTTGTCTGGCGGGAAGTCGATGAGCGTGTCATAGTTGACGCCGTTCGGTGCCATCATCAAGCGGTCGATCTCATTCGATGCTGATGGATAGGCGAGATATTTGGCAGGCACTGGAGCGTAGCACCGCGGTGAGACGATGCCGTTCTCGGTGTGCCAGATGATTTCTACGACGCTGATGCCTTTCGCGTAGGCGTCGATCAGCGCCTTGATCATGCCCTTAGTGTCGAGTTCCCAATGGCTCGGACGTGGTGCATACGATTCAAGCGCTCGTTCGACTGTCTCGTGGATCTGCAATGCCTGCGGTGTCGGCTCCTCGGCACCTTCGCGGATACCCGGCTTGATCTCGATGTCGAGAGCCGTCACGTTGCCAGCGACTTCGTTGATGCACTTACGCAGACGTGACCACGAATCGACCATCATGCGGAAAAGCCGATCCTGATCCTCCAGCTTGCCAGTGCGCACGTTGCGCAGAATGCTACGCACCTGTTCTGGCGTTACATTGGCAAGGTCATAGTCCTGCGTGCGGTAGGAAGCTGGCAAAGGCGCTACGATGCCCTTTCGTTCGTCTGCGGTCATGGTGAGCATCGCAATAGCACGTCACAGAGCCTATGGCAAGCGTAAAATCACAGAGCGTTTATCACCAATGTGTTTTGATCAGTCTTTTCCATTTTTTCAATAATTGAATTTCTTCATTGACCTCGTCTATGAAATCCTCTGGAGCTGATTCTAATCTCTTTTCAAGTCGTGACAGAATTCTTGCATAAATTTGCAGTTCTTTTTTTTGTGGATTCTCTCTGCTCATCGTTACTCCCAGCCATTCGCAGACTTCACCATGTGCTTTCCATCCGTAGTTTCTCAATTTTACTGGGTGTAATTCGCCTTCATTGAATAGTTGCAGTGCGTGCTTTTTGTTTTTAACTCCGAAATTACGCAAAGCGTTATAAGCGACAGTGCTTAAAGTATCAAAGGTTTCTCTTTTTGGATCATTTACCCATACCATAACCTCCGCTTGTGCTTTTTTGTGTCTAAAGTAGAGCCTTAATTTATCCTCATTCAATTTGATCTCCATGTCAGGAAAACTCATTTCTTGAATTTCTCGCAATTCCCATGTCTCATAAATCTTTGCGGGTAAAATTCTTTTTGCAATATTGACCCATTCTTCTTTGTTCTGGTAGTTCATAGCACGCAGAGAATCACTTGTTTTTTGACAAGCGTCAACAATAAAATCACAAAGCGTTGAAACCTCGGACCGTTCGACTGGCGAAAGTGTTCCGCGATGTGGTAACCGATGCCGCGCCTGTCATGGCTCCGCTGATGCGACTGCCGAGTGCAATGCAAGCAAGCAATGCGTCCGCACGGTCCGGTGACTTCATGCTTTTCGCTGCCATCTTCTCTTTGGATTCGACTCTCAATTTGCCCGTTTCATTCCACTCGCTTTTTCGCGTGGTGATCTGCGAGAACGTCATTGGATCGAGTTCACCGACGTGGATTCTTCCGCGCTCCAGCTCACGACTAGCAACGTGCCAGACCTGCGCAATCAGGTTTGCGTATTCGTCTTTCTCGCTCGCAGGCTTGCCACCATGGAAGCGATTGATATGCCAGCCAAGCTCGGCGAACTGGTCGCAGAAGCCGGTGCCGAGTCCGTCAGCATCTCCCCAAATCTGACCGGCGGTGAGTCCTTCCGTTTGAAACATCTGTATGAATTCCCTCGCCGCCTGCACTGTGTCCCGCTCCTGCCATGCTCGGACGATGCGTGCATGATTCCCGCGCCGAATTGCCAGAACGTTTTCGTCCCGTCCCGCTGCGAAGTCACAGAATGCTACGATCTCGCCGTGAGCGTTCGGCTTCGGCTGTGCGTCCAGTGCATTGCGTAGCAGATCGGGAGCGAGAACCAAGCGGTCGAAGTCCTCGGTAAACTCGGCGAGGTGCTTTGAGCGGTAGAGCGGGTGAGATTCGCCGTATTTGATTCGATCCAGTTCCCGCTTCTCCGCGCTGATGTGAGCGCAGTCAGTCGATGGCACGCGGATCGTCTTGTAGAGGCTGCTGTTCTTGTGGAAGCTGTCGTAGAACTGACCGCGCGGCGCTCCAGGTGACGAGACCCAAAGCTCCATTTTGCGCGTGCATCGATCGAATGCCTCGAAGATCGAGTCTGGAACGGTTTTGGCTTCGTCAATGATGAGGAATACAGGGTCAACATCGCCTCCGATCTTCGGGTGATGCCCTTCGGCTCTCCCCGGGTTGTCAGTCGAGAATCCGAACGCGTAGCCGCCCTCAGGCGTTCGTAGCTCCTCGCTCATGAAGCGCCAATGTGGGAACCGATGCTGATAGACTTTGACGGCACCCCATAGCTGCTTCTCAATCTGCATCCATGAGCCGCTGGTGAAAATGCACTGCCCACGCGGGAACTCATGCAGGAACCAAAGCACAAGCGGAGCCACAAGGCGCGCTGTCTTGCCGCTGCCGTTCGCTGCGACTACGCTGGTCGGCTGTTCCATCGCCACCGACTCCATGGCTTCGCACTGCCAAAGGTATGGCACGATGCCGAGAACTCGGACGCAGAATTCTGTCGGGGTCATTTTTTCGCTTTGCCTCTCGCTAGTTCGACAAGATCCTTGAGACTTCCTTCTTGCTCAGGTGAGAGTGAAACAGTCGCTTGAGCGATAGGCGCGCCGTCTGGTCCGCTGATCTCTTGGCGAACCATGTCGCCGTATCGTTTCGGGTCCCACTTGGCGAGGAGCTTGAGACGTGTTTCGACTTGTAG